GCTGATGTCAGACGGCAGAGCCATGCTGTTAGTAGTTCTGTTAATGTCAGCCATTTGTTTTTACTCCTCTTTAATGATTGTTTAATGCTTCGCCAAACCATTCAGCGAACTGGTCGCGAGTCTTGCCACCAGTAGTCACACCCTTTGTGGTCTCACCACTGTCTTTTACTGCCGGATAATTTCCGGACGGTTTTGCAAATTCCAGCGCCGCCTGTGCCTGTGCTCTGCAAGTCTCCTCATCCTCACCTGTCAGCAAGGCAATGGGAACGTTTGTTTCACTTGCAACAGCCTCACGCACTTTCCGCACACTTTCAGCACGGTTGAGAGCATCCACCTGTTTCTGCAAACTTTCAGCTCTCTCATTGGCTTTCTGCAATTCGCTTTTCTGTGCCTCTTCCAGTTCGTCAAATTTTTCGGCCTTTTGTTTGTATGCGTCAAAATCCGCATACTTTGCACGTTCACGCCCAACGCGATCCTGTACGATTCGGTCAACGTCAGCCTGTGAAAACGTCTTTTCCTGTTCGCCACCCTCATTCTGGGCGCTTACCAGTTTTTCCTCATTCATGAGTAGTTCTCCTTTGAAAAAAGTAATATCCGTTTTTTAGCTCTCGTCAGAGCATGAAAAAAGCACCCTTGCGGATGCTGTTAATCATCTTGTTTTGTCTTAGCGTATGTTTCACGCCTCATGCTGTTTAATCTCGCTTGCCATTGTGTTCTGACATGTTCCTTGCCATCCGCTCCAATGTACTTCTCACCAGCGCCCTCTGTGCTTGCGTCATCATAGGTGCGTTTGTACTCGCTCGGATCATATCCATCCACACCACTGGAATCGAATCGAACTGAATACTCACAGTTGCAATTGTTGTGGATGTGTTCGGCATGACCTTTTTTCAGCGTTTTCTTACTGACCCTCTGCCAGCCGTTGGAGGCAAGCATGATGCAGAACGCACATGTATCACCGTTAGGTATCCAGGCAAACTCTGCACCATCACGCTCCGCATTCTTCAGCATTGTATCTGCTGCGGCTCGTTTCACGTATCGTGCCACCGCGGACGGAATAACACTATTGTTCATCTGATCCTCAATAGCAACACATGCAGATGAAACTTCATAATAATTTGCCGTTTCTGCCGGCATTGCCGGTGGTACATTCACCTTTTGCAGTTTTGCCGTGTAATCATACATTTGACAGGCAAGTGTTGCCGCCGCTTCTCCGTATGCTGTGGACAATGAATACGCATATTCAATGCATGCATCCATATCGGAAACACCGTTTATCTGTATCCATTCGCGCATCCGGTCGGCCGCCGCTTTATTCACCTTGGCAAGTTTCTCAATGTATGTATTCCACGCTCTTCTCGGTATAGATGGCATGTCATACCTCTAATTCATCCAGTAGGGCAAGCCCTCGCGCAATCTGTTCCTCACCCTTGATTCTGCGGATGTCGGCCTGAGAGAATCCAATCATCTCAAGGAACGTTGATGTCTGTGAAAATGCCGGTCTTGCGCTTGCAATCTTAATGGCAGCGTCTGCGGTAACGGAAACGCTCGGCATTGCAGGATTCTTAAAGTGTGCAATGATGTTCGTTTCGCTTTCATCCAGCTGGTCTAGCGTTTTCCGTCCTTTAATGGCCTGTGCCATCATAGCAATGGTATAAAGCGAATCTGCATTTCCATTGTTCAGCTGTTCAGCCATCAGAACTAATGTCTGAGACTGTGCCAGAATCGCATCGGAGCTGGTCGGATTGGCATCATTTACCACGCCGGTGTCCGTCACCGTCAAGCCTGTGGCGGCGCTGAACTGTGTGGCAAGCACTCTCAGCATCTCAACATGCGGAGAGATATTGCCTTGCGTCAGCTGTCCAAAGGTCGGTTTCTCGCCTGTTTCCGGGTTCGTGGATGCACCAATCATGCTACCGACATACTGCTGGAACTTGGAATCTACAAGTGCATCCAACTGTTCATCCGTTGCACCAAGCAGATATTTCTGCGGTGCTGTGGAGAACTCCAGCCCAATGGATGCATTCGCAATGGTTCTCACATAGCCCTGGATCAAACGCCGCACCGGTTCCTTGATTCTGGAACGCCCGAACGGTTTCGCGCTGGTAGGATTCCAAATCAGTGCCTCCATCAGAGGCCGACCCATGTTGTGCGGATGTTCTTCTGCAAACCAGTTATCACCGTTGCGGAAAATGACCCAAATAGCCATGTCCGTGTAGAGATTCAGCAGTGACGGTTTCCAGAACTGATCACTCTCATCTTTCTGCGTGTCGATGATTGCGAACCCATAACCGATGCGCTCCTTTTCGCCATCCCAGACAGCGGCTGCGGTCTGCGGTGTGTGGAACCGGATTCTGCACCCAATCTGCTCATCACTGGACAGTGTGGCAAACGTGCAGCCGAACTTCAGCTCGTCACGGCATGCTTTGGAATAAGCCGCTTTCAGCTTGTTGTCTCGCATAATCTGAGCCATGGCTGTTGCTTCTTCACCATCCACACCAACGAATCCGTCAAACATGGAACGAGATGCGAGGACATCCACGCTCTTGCCTCCCCACTCACAGCCGATTTCAAGACCTTTCATGCCATTTGGTAGGGCAATGCCAAGGTTTACTTCGCCTAGCGTTACATGACCCTCATAGTATCGATTCTTGAGCCTATTTTTGCTTTCGTGAGCGTTATAAACATGAAACAGTTCCTGGAGCTTTTCCGCTTCTTCTATTCCAAGCCCTTTGATGTTTTTCACGCTAATGTTTAGTTTCATCTTCTACACAATCCTCATTTTTCTATTTGGATCTCTCTTTGCCGTTTTTGCTCCCCACAATGCCAGCGCACATGCCTCAATCGGTGCGGATGTATCGCCACCGAATCCCCAACCGCCGCCAACGTTCCGCTTCACGGTATTAACTGCGGAATCGTTCAGACTTTCTTGTTGTTCAAACCACGAAACTGATTTTTCGTTGATTGAATTTATCAACAGAGATGCCGCCGCCACTACGTCACGCACTCCAGGTCGGACAACACTTCCTTTTGCTTTCCACACATCAGATATGCGGTCAACCAACAGGTCAACATTGTTCCGACCATCAATAACAACACAAGATGCCTTTTTATACCGCTCGTTCAGCCAGTCAACAAGCCACTGTATTCCCTCGCCTGTTTGACGGTATTCAATCAGCGAGATCCGCGCCGCTCCTCCGTCCTGCGGAATAACAGCACCGCACAGAGCCACTTCTGCACCATCTGCGGAGAACTTGATGCCGTATGCCGTTTTTCCGTTTGGCTTTGGTTCTTTGGATGAACATTCAGCCCATTTGTCACGGTCAATGGCATAATCCAGTTTTGTCTGTGTCACTGGCTTCCACCAGCCAAGCCGCTCCCTCGCAAATGTTGGAATGTCCAGTTGCTCATATTCGCTCTCAATCGTGGTCATCATCACTCGCCGTCCAAGCGCCGGATTGGTACTTGCCCAGCGCTCTCGGTCAGTAATATCGCCGATTTCTTCCACAGAGAACTCAAACCACGCAACGTTCTTGGTCTCTCCGGCAATCGCTCTGTCACGGATTTTGCGAAATACGTCACCATATGCCGTATCATCCGGAGGTGTACCAACATAGATGGTCTGCGGATTGATGGATGCGGAAATGGCAGGAAGAAAGCTTGCCTGTTGATTATCATCCAGTTCCTGTGCCTCATCTATGATCAGCAAATCTCCGTGCTGGCCTCGGCCTCCGTTGCGTGTTCGTGCGAGAAACTTAATTTTCGCGCCGTTCTTAAGATTGATTTGTTCACGGCCTAGTGCCGTTTTTATTTCATCCACATACTTCCGTATGGCAGGATGTTCAAAAAAATCGCGCAACTCATTAAACGTTTCTGTTGCCGTTTTCTGTAGGTGCGCGGTAAATATAACTTGTTCATTCAACAGGAGCATGCCAGCTGCAGCCCTTGCCTGTACCAACAAACTTTTTCCGTTTTGCCTTGGTACGGAACCGCCACAGGTCGGTGCGCTCCATCTTCCGGATGGTGTTCTTCCCATCCAATCATCCAGTATCTCGCATTGCCATGGATCAAGAACTAATCCACCGGCATGGAGTATCTCCGATGCGTCCAGGCCATCACTGTCCACGTACTGTGGCGCGATTCTTACGCGTGGGTCTTGAACGCCCATCAGCGTTTCGCTTCTCAAGGATGTTGCCGATCGCGTCATTGTTTGATTTCACTCCCTCAATGTTTTCAATCTCCTCGATTGTCTCTCTGTACTGTTTGATAAGTGATGCAAGGTCTCGCGCTCCTGGCCGCTTGTCAATTTCATCAGCCAAGATGCGCTCCACCGCCTTTAATTGCTCCAATCTTCCGCTTTTTTCTGCCAGTTTATCCATAGTAAAACCACCTCGTTTTATGTGGTCAATCTGTATGTGTGTGTATTTTTAACTCTCTGTAACTATTTGGTCATTTTCTCTGTGCGTGAATTCGGCGCT